TCTGGTGCCTTAGTACTTGCACCTTGTGATCCTCCTTCAGGAGCATCTTTCTTCTTCGCCTTAACTTTCGTGGAATTAGGATAGAACTCCTTTCGGATGTCTTCTAGTGTTTTCAGATGGAGGAAGTCTTTGCTGAAAGCAATCTTCTTGAAAATCTCTTTCTTCCCAGCCAGTTCTGGATACTTTGAAGAAATAGACTTTTCAAAATCTGCTTCGAAGAGTGCTAAACTCTCGTCAGCAACGTTACCTTTAGCAATCGGCTTAATCTTCTCCTCAACTTCTTGAAGAACTTCTTCCTTCGTCTTCGTTTGAATCATCTTTACGAATTTCTTGGCTACATCTAGCTCGATACCAGCAGCTTGAGCGAATTCATCAATGTCTTTGTTTGTTAAATCACTAGAGAGTTGCTCCTTCAGATCCTTAAAGTCTCTCTTTAATTCAAGAAAGACGCTAAGAGGAACTGTGTCACTTGAAGACTCTTTCTTAGCCTTCTTCTCTCCAGTCGGCCGATAAGATGTGTCTGGTTCATCGCCTTCTTCATCTTCGTCGTCCTCGGTGTCTTTAGGATCACCTTCTCCTTTCTGACTTTTGTTTTCCGACTTGTCAGAGTCGTCGTCTTGAGCCATCATTCCATTCATGATGTCATCGATTGGCTCGTTCTTGTCCTGTTCGGGCATAAATTAGTAGATCACTAATCAAGATAGCTATCAAGGTTGCTGACCTAAATAACCAGTTTCATGACGTAGCGGTCAATTAAAAATTAGTTAAATTGTGGCATTAGTGGTGAAGATTGAACATTCAGCTTGTTCGCATAAGCGATAGCAGAAGCTTTTGGATCTTCAATACCATCTTTCTCAGAATAGATCCTGAGTAAACCTTTCTCTGAAGAATAGACACCGTAAGCATCTCCCTTCGAAGACATAGCTCTAACGACGAACCGAGCAGCTACCGTTTTTTCTTCAGTAGCAACAGGTAACTGTTCATCGTCTAGGTCTTTGTCTTTCTCTTCGTTGACGTTAGACTGTTGTCTAGGCATAAACTTAAAGATTAGCGAGCCAAGACTCAATCGAGGTCTTAGCATCACGTGAATTAGATATCTTAGTCTTGAGATCTACAGCAGCCTTTAGATCTGCAATCGCTTGCACATCTCGAGACTCGAATAGATTCAAGAGTCGATTGGTAATTTCTGAGTTGAGCCACTCAACGAGTGCTGTACCGCTTCTAGATTCTAAGATCTCAGCGAACGGTAGTGCTTTCTCGTATTGAGACTCGATCTCATTGATCCTCTCAATGTCTTCTGCTTCTGTAAAACTATCTCTTGCTTCAGTAAAGTCTTTCATACTAGTATTGTTCTTGAATTAGTGACGGAACAGTCTCTGCTTGCTGCATCGTCTGAGCTCCGGCTGTGGCAACGTCTTCTGGTGGTACTGGCATCGCATTCTTAGCACCTGTCAGTGCTGGAGAATCTGGTGATGGGCCTGGTGCTGATGTTAAAGACATAGCCATCTGTTTCTGTAATAGCTCTTGCTTTGCACGTAAGTAGACGTTACGAATAACAACTGGCTGTATCTCTTCGATATACTTCAGCAAGAGTTCTTCGTCTTCTTTACTCAGATCATGATCATAAACGAAGTCGAAGATTCTCTTCATGTACTGAATATCAGCTTTGAGGTATTTCCTGAACTTCTTCTTTGTCAGAATCTTCTGAATGTCTTCGTCTGCTCGAACTAACTGGTTCTGATCGACAATCGATGAATCTAATAACCTCTTGATCTCGTCTTTATTGAAACCGACAATACCAAGTGCTAGTTCGACTCTCACTTTCTGGTTTACGATCTGACTCATTGCTAGCTGAGCTAGTGCATCTGCTTTAGCTTTCTTAGTCAAAGAATCTGCGCTAGCCTTTGAAACACCTCCAGTTATGTTAATATCGAAGTCGACTAGGTCTTCTTGTGTAATCTCATCGTATTCAACTCCGTTTGTACCTAAGATCTTAATTGCGTCGATCTTTTCAAGACGGTCACTAGCAAACTTTAAGTACTTCTGAGCTAGTCGTAGGTGGAATCTGTTATATGATAATTCAAACAATGTCATTCTCTTCTCGAGTTCTTGCATGTTCCCGTAGTAGATGCCAACTTTCTGTGTATTGATCTCGTTAGCAGTAGCACCAGAGTTCATACCTGTAATCTTATTCCCTAGTGTCTCTA